ATTGTCTGTAGTGTCTTGTGACACTTGTGTTTGAAGTCACAGAACTTGCACCCTGATGGTAGCACAAGATTGCCTGATGGCTTACGGCGATACGTTTCAGGTATTGGCTCAAAGCAACGCTCAAAGGGTTCGTCGTTGTCGATGTAATCTACCAGTGCTTGGATCTTATCTAGCTCAGCTTGCTTGTCTACGCTAGAAGCATCCACGTACTTGAACTCGCCGTTACCTTTGTTAACTACCCACCAGCCACCGACATCCTTGCCAGCTGCCTCTGCGTAACCTACTAGCTGTGAGATGTAACCGAAGCTGTCACCCTGCGCTAGTGCATCAAAGGATGCGAACTTGTTCTGGTAAGACCATGGTGATGCAGACTTAACGTCATCAATCTTACCATCCATTTCCATGTCATACTCACCCTTGATCTCCTGACCATGTGGTAGTTTGAGTACAACCCTTTCGTTGTCCTTGAACTCAACACCAGCTGCACGTAGCAGCCCCTTGAACACAGCCTCAACAATGTCACCAAGGATCATGTTCATTAGGAAGTGTGGTGGGAAGGGTGTCTTGTCTTCTGAGTCATTCTTCTCGAACCATAGCTGACACTTAGGCTTACCTATGTTAGACATACGTAAACGAAACTCGTCACGAGGTCCACTATCAAACTGCTTGTACAGTGCAGCTTCTACATCGGAGGCAACCTGCTTGGCTACCTCCTCTGTCATAGTGGTTTCCCCTGCCATAGCTTTCTGCAAGAAACTGTAGACAGCTAATTCAGCAGGGTGATTCATTACTCCACCTCGATGTAGTCGTTGTTCAAGATGTCGTCTACCATTGCAGCATCAGAAGAGGATAGCTCTTTGTTTGCACGTTCATTGTACAAGTCTAAGATCTTACCGTTACTGTACTCAATCAGTTCGATGAAGTCTTTCAGTGTGTCGTTGTCTGACTCAGCTAGTTCAACCTTGTCACCCATAGATGCTACGATCTTACCGAACTTAGCACCTGTTGGGATGCTATCTTCGATGCCTTCCATCTTAACAGTACCCATGATAGGCAGCATGTTCTTCTTCTTGAAGGCACCCATAACAGCGTTGATGCTTTTCAGTGAGTCACGGTTCTTAACGTCCATGATACAAGGGATGTCTTTGTAATCCGCTGCGTTCAATGGTGTACCATCTGATGACATAGGTGCATCTAATGTTACAGTTCCGTAATAAACTGTTACCCGCTTAACACTACGCATGACACGCTTTGTTGCTTCGTCCAGTGCATTGAAGTCTTCGATGTAACCTGTAGGACGGCCCAAGTTTAAGCCACCAATGCTATCTTTCAAGTCACCATTAAGTGATGTAGACTGGACAGACTTTTCCATCTCCTCTGTTTCACTATTCCAGCGTTGCCACTGTTGGCGCTGGGCGAAGACACGGAAAGTAATACCGTTGCTGTAGATCTTTTCTTCACCCATGTTCAGGATGAACGCACCTACAGATACAACCTCTGTCTTAATCATCTTACCGTTAAAGTCTACCTCACCCATGATAGGCTGATGTAGCATACCGACACGTGCAATAGATGGCGTAGCCTCACCGCTGGATGCAGACACACCCATCAGTTCTGCCATTGACTGACCACGTTCATTTGCGATTGCTAGTTCTGTACTCATTTCTATACCTTTCTATAGAGTCAAAAGAGTCTTAGTTATACACTATACGTCTACTGTGTCAAGCCAATTCGGTCCAACTTTTGCCTCTAATAATAGAGGGACATTCATCTGTACCCCATAGACAGATGCAACCAAATCAGCCAAGCCTTCGTTCATGTCGTTCACCATCTGAATTACTTTATCCTTTTCATCAGGATGTATGTCGATCACCATCGAATCGTGAACTGTGTTGACTAGGCAGGACTGCATGTCACCTAGACGCTTGTGCATTTCGTTTAGTACTACAGGCACAACATCACCCGTAGCAAAACCCTGGACAGGGTAATTCTTAATCATCGTAAAGTGTGTAACACTACCATTGGCACGGCGTGATACATCAGGGAAAGCGTACTGCCTACCTGACACGTTAGTGATCTTGTTAAAGCGCATGGCTTCCTCTGCTAGGTTCTGATGCCACGCAGCCACACCCTTATACTTCTTTGTGAAGTGTTCGTAGTATGATTGCTCAGCCTTGGACCTGCCGTAACCAGTAGCACCGAACAACGGAGCGAAGGTGTGAGCCTTAGCATCCTGACGTGAGGTAGGTTGCCCTGCATCAGAGATAACCTGTGCTGTGTAGCTGTGTACGTCGAAGCCTGTGTCGATCTCTTCCATAGCTGTTTCATCCTGTGCTAGGAACGCAGCCGTGCGAAACTCTAGCTGGGCAAAGTCAGCTTCCATGATGTGACCGCCAGCCCAACGTGATACAAACACACGCTTTACTGGGAAGGTACCACCTCTTGGCATATTCTGCATGTTAGGATTTCTTCCACTGAAACGTCCTGTTGCTGTAATGTGCTGGGTAAGTCCAACGTGTAGGAAACCGTCTGGCTTTGTGTAGTTATCAATCCCATCGACAAAACTAGATAGGTAACTACTAACAGCAGACAGACGTTTAAGATCTGTGAGAAAAGACTCAGCATCAGCCATGTTATTATTACGGGCGGTAGCAATAAGAATATCAAGATTGTCTTTGCTAGTGCTGAAACCATTGGCGCTTGCCCACTTCTTATTAGGAGCAGAGAAGCGTAGTCCAGCTACCTGCTTTGTCTCTTTCAGTTGATACCCACGTGCATCACAATCCTTGCATTTGTTAGGCTTGCTGTACAGTGTACCGTCTTTCTTTACCTTATACGTTTTACCTTTACCCTCACAGGTTGGACAGGTGAATGCCTTGGTACGAAAGATGGGGTGACTGTTAGCCTTAACAGCAGCACGAAACTCTTCTGGTGTATTGGTAAACTCAAACAACCCATGCCAATCCTTCTTGTTGTTTACCGCAACAGAGAATACCACCTGAGACATTTGCTCTGGTGAGTTTAGATTGATGGGTGTATCTCCCATAAGCTCACGTACCTTACGCTGTAAGCGATCCTCTATCTCAGCACGTTCAGTCTCGAACTGTTCTCTTACTCGCCCCAGCTCTTGAAGATCGACTTTGATTCCTGACATGTACAATCTTGTGAGGGTTTTACAGGTGTCGAATGTAACGGTTCTGACTGTATGAAGGGACTTGGATTCTGGCTTTGCGAAGTCTGCTTCGACACTAAGGAACAGCTCACGAGTTGTGAGCAGGTCATGCCGCAGATAAAAGCTAAGCTCATTGAGAGGTATCTCGTTGGTGTTGTACCCTTCTTTGAAGTAGCGTTTAAGCGTGTCATCTTTCTGTACCTCTAGGTTACGGCGTTCTGCACATGCAGCTAGGCCGAGTGGTTGTTTCTGTCCTCGTAATAGCAAGTACTCCGCAAGCATCGTGTCATAGATTGCCCCGTCATACTTGAAGCCACACTCCCATAGCCACATCAAGTCGTGCTGTGCGTTGTGCATGATCAGTAGTTCTGTCATGTCTAACACAGACTGAATGTTCTTTGCCCCTACACCACTCTTGTCTACATACTCATTGTGGTTCAACGTGATAAGCATCTCGTCCTTTAAGTTATCCACGTTAAGCATACCAACCTGGACTAACTCATTGGTAGGTTCAAAGGGGTCTAGGTGATCCTTACCATTCCGTTTTGTTACAGTGTTTTCTACGTCCAGTACTAGCCTCATGTCTCTCTCCTATGCGGTGTATAGTGAACGGCCTCCGTCCAGCATACATGTAATACGATTCTGATAACCGTTTATTTTGTTCTTGGCAATATTTAAATAGCGTACAGGGTCAACCTCTTCACCCTCTGCCTGTTGTGTCTTGCCAATCAGGATCATCAAGTCTGACTCAGCTGCCTTGCCTGTCTTAGATCCTTCCATCATAGACTGGTTCAGGTCTGCCTTACCTTCTGCCTCTGCTGATAGCTGTGACATCCAGATAACAGTACAGTCATACTGCTTTGCAATGTTACGTGCATGGATCGCTGCAACCTTTAGTGTGATGTCACTGCGTTCACTCTTCACGTCAGCAAACTTGTCACCCATGTCTAGCACTACGATGTCAGGCTTCTCATGTTTAACGATGGACTCAACCCATGACATGTTCTTACCTGTGCTGTCCTTGAACGACACTAGCTCACGCACAGGGTTGTAACGCTTGCTTGCCAAGGCTACGTTATCACGTACCTCTGCCATTGTCATGTTAGCTGCGGCACATAAGTATCGTGCAGCTACCCGTTGGTATGACTCTTCATTACATAAGACTATACACTTAGCCCCTTGGTGTGCCCAGCCACCGTCACCTGCAATAAGGGATGCGTGGAAGCTAGTCTTACCTGTGTTAGGACGTGCACCTACAACGATCAAGTGACCGCCACTGACACCTTCAATCTTACGAGCAAGTGTAGAGATGTTAAACTTCCAGCGGCTCTCTAGTTCGTTAGCCTCAAGGATGGTTTCAATGCTGTTGTCATCCCAGTCAACACGTAGGTTAGGTGTAAAGTTATCATTGTAATCGTCAAGCAAACGGCGCAGCGGCTCAAGGCTAGTCTCTGCACCATTCACAAAGTCAAAGCCAAGGTTGGCTACCTTGTCGCCTACGTGCTGCTGGAATAACTGGGATAGTGTATCCTCTGCAATCTCTTTCTTGATAGGCTCAGCTACTTCGATGCGACGAAACAGATCATCGTATGCTGTACGTGTAGCTGTGGTCATGCTCTGGTTCATGCGATTGAATACAGCATGTAAGTCCTGCACTGTCAGGTCACCATCGTAGGCTTCCATGGCAGTGTCTAACGCTTGTTTGATCTTGCGTGTATCTTTACTAAAGATCTTATCTGGGCAGCGGATACCCTTGTGGTCATCATAAAACTCACGCTTTAGTAGCGTCTTAATTAGAGCCAGTTCCATCATCGTCTTTCTCTCCTCGAATCATACGGTATAAGACTTCAATACAAGCCAGAGGCCACAGTAAAGCAAATCTTAGGGGTGCGTTGGTGTCATCCTCGTCCATGGGTTCAGTAATGTAAATCATAAGTGGCATAGCCAACACATACATAAACACCATGCCACTTAAAAAGTTAATCATATCGGTTCTCCGTTATAGCGTAGTACGCTCCCTCTGTCTGCTGCATAGAAGCAAAGATGTCAAGTAGCTGTTGGTATGACATATACAGCACTTGGTATTCGTCAAGTGTCTCTTCGTATTGTCGCATATATACAGATCCGTCATCAGCTAGTATAACTTCCACGTCCTCGTACTTGTCACGCTGATCTAGTGTAGTGATTACAGTTGAATCTTTCTCAAACTCTACAGTAAACATCAGTCTATATCTCCCTCGTGCCAATCATCCCAGTCATCCTGGTTTGCTTTCTCACGTTCCTTGGCACGTTGGCGTTCTTCTTTAGTCATCTCACGAATATGTTTAGCACGATCTACGTGCCACTCTTTAGGTTCCTTTGCCATCATGCCACTCCACTACTCGGCCTGTGTTCCATGTGTCTGCTGCTGCCTGTGCTGCGGCTAACAGTTCAAACACTTTCACTGGTGTGTTGTTGTCAAACACTGCTGTGTTCTCTCGCATGTACTCCCATTGTCCATGCTCAATCTCAAACATAACTGCGTATTTCATTTCTTTTATTCCTCGTTTGCTCGCAATGCTTCCCATGATACAGGGAATAACTCTGCCATCTTATCATCAATAGCCTCTGCTACAACACGGCTTTCATACTGCGTGTCTGGCTTGCACCGTAGCTGGCACATGGAAGCAAACGCATCCAGTGAACCAGACCAGTACCACTCCGTCATGGTTGATTGTGGCAGTACCATACGGGCTTGCTCAGGTGCTACTCCCTGTTTAAGCAAGTCATTGTATGCAATAAGACACGCCCAGTTAGTATCTCCCCATTCGCCTACATCAACGACACCTTCAGAGCCTTGCTTCTTATCAGCACTACGACCACGCCATACTTCAGGTGTGTAGAACTCTGGTTCATCATCGACATAGCGACGACTGATCTCGTTCCATCTCAGGAATTTATGCTTGACCAACTGACGTGCGACGAACACTGGGGCTTTCACATGGAACGATGCAAAGGCATGACCGAATGGTGAGATGTGTTTGTGCTTGGCTAGGTAGCGGATCAGCTTATTGTTCTGTTCCTCTGTGTACTTGCCTGAGTGCTTACCAAACGACACCCGTGCTGCGTTTACCACTGACAGATCACTACCCATATGGTCAATGTAAGTTGCTTCAATCATTTGCATAACTCCTCGATACGTTCTATGTCTTCTTGTACACGATACTTAATATCATCGTCAAGTTTTAATGCGTGTGTATCTACTCCAGTCCACGACTCTATCTCACGACGAAACTGGATTGTCTTTTGTAGGGCATCAGGATCTAGTGCTACGATTACCCTGTCGTACTCGCCTAGCTTGGCTATGTGTTTGTCTGATAGGCTGGTACCAAGGATAGCCATGGATGCGCAGTGCGGTACCTCAAGGGTAGCTACGATTGCAGAGATAACGTCCTCTACTACAACTATGGTAGTGGCTGCACCTGTTACAAAATAATCTGCTGCACCTGTATAGCGATACCACTTGGGTAGCTTGTCACCAACAGCACGTCCGACTGCATCAATCATACGTCCCTTATAGTGTATCGGAAATACAACACGTTCATCCTTAACATCATACATCAAGCTATAGGCAGGTAACGCCCAGCGCTTGACGAATCTATGAAACTTCTTGTGTTCCAACCCTGGCTCTACGACATACTCAGGTATCTCCATGGTGATAGGATCGTATACGTCTAGCTCTTGCGCTGGGCGCATGTGTCGCATGATCTCTGATGCTGTCATGTCAGTGTCAAAGATGCCACCCACTGTGCAGCCTAGCTTGTAGCAGTTATACTGTAGCCGCCCTGTCTCTTGCGTTGCAGTAAATGTGTTACGTCCACCACAGAATGGACAGTCACCACGGTGAAAGCCTGATGCACTCACCGCCTCTGCATGTTCTCTGTGTTTCTTCCAGTCACTCATCCTCATTATTCCCTCTTGCTGCTAGTGCTTTCGATGCACCGCTTAATGTATTCACCATGTATGGCTTAACCGAATTAACATTCTTGTGTCCTGTTACCTGCATGATGTTACTCAAGTCAACCCCACCCTCCATCATTTCACGCACTGCTGTACGCCGTAAGTCCATGGCTGTTAGTTCACTGGGTAGGTTTGCCTTGGCTAGTATCTCATTGATATATCTATGTATTTCTAGCTTACTGTATGGATTGTAGCAGCCGAACTCAGGCTGAACCTTGGGTGCTACATAATCCTGAAAGCCAAACTGTTCTTTCTGCTGGCGCAGCATATCACACAAACCTTTAGAGATTGGGAGGTGGATCTCTGCATTACGTTTGCTCTGAGTCAAGTCCATCGTACACTGATCTAGGTTTAGTGCATCCCATGTAAGTAAACGCATGTCACCTACACGTTGCGCCCAGTCGTATGACATATGAACGATCAGCCCTATGCTGCGCCAGCGAAAGTCGCTGTAAGATGTAGCAAGAAATGTACGCACCTGATCCTTAGTCCAAACAGTCCGTCTGGGTTGTTCTGTTATTGCTTGAACTAGGGATACAGGGTCATGTGTAAACACGTCATAGCGCATGGCATTCTTCCAAGCTGTGGACAGTACAGCTTTTCTGTAGTTGGCAGTGCGAACACCTACCTGTAACCATTGCTCGTATGCCTGTGTTAAGTGGCGTACCTTGATATTCTTACAGCGATAATCCCCAAGGTAACGCCCTTCGACTGGTGTGTCTACTACTGCTGACAGATGCACTTCGTAGTCTCGCTGGGAGGAGGACTTGAGTCTACGGAATGCGGGTGAGACTAAGTAAAAGTCTACTACCTCACGCAGTTTAGCGGATGCCTTGGGGATATTCTTCATTACCAATCTCTCCTTGTTTTCCAGTAGGACCAACTGTAAGAACAGTGATCCTCACCGAGTAGTTTATCTATGAGCCAGACCAGATTAGTCTTGCCCTTGCGTTTGCGTTCCCAGTTCCTCGCTGAGAACGTCTGGTTTAGGTGTCCTCCGAGCAATACGTTTAGCAGCACGCTTGTCGCTATTAGTATTCTCTTCAGATAAATTGCCAGCCCAATGAGTACA